CTAATAATAACATTATTTGTTTTCTTATCGATATAAGCAATACAATCTAAATCTTCAGTATTAAGATAATCCATATACTACATCTAGTGTATTTAAGTTTTGAAACAATAAAAAAAATAAAATTTGGAAAAGTGTTAATAAATAGGTGCAGGGTTGTTTGTGGGTATGGCTATGTCTGTGTGTCTGTGTTGAAATCCCATGTATATATATATAATAAATTGACGGCACAATCTGGGGGGTAGGGGGGTATAGCATTCTATAAATATAGTCAAAACTACAACAAATATTACTAACGATAATTAAACACTATCAATAGTAAAACAAAAAACCTTTAAAATAAATAGGTCAACAATACTTACCTATCCGATAGTTATATCGCATAAAAAATTTTGAGGCGTTGCTATAAAAGAATAGCATTGTTTTAATCTTCTTTAATAATCTTTAATCTTTTTTAATCTTCTTTAATCTCAAAACCTTAGAACCATTCTAATCTATATATGCGTCAATATGTCATGTTCTATTAATCAATCAATATATTAAATTAAACCAAACAAACAAAACAAAGGAAATAAAAATGAAAGAACAATTAAATCTTACTTTTATTGATAATGAAAGTCATGGATATATTAAACTATCAAAATATGATCTTGAAGCATTTGAAATAGATATAAAAGAATTTTCTCAATATTCTTATTATAACAATGAAAACGCTTGTTATTATTTTGAAGAGGATTGTGACGCAACTAAGTTAATAAATATTCTTAATAAAAAAGGATATAAAATTAATTTAGATACTAATTTTGTAGATCACGAATATTTTGATCAACCTATATTTTCACGAATAAATTAAAACGATAATTATGGAACAGATGCTTTACGAATTATTTTATATAACAATAATATTCGCCTTAATTGGGTTTAGATTATTTAGAGATTAATGCGACAATTTGGCAACTATAAAAATAAATCAAGATCAATTATAACAATAGAAAACAACTAACAAAGGGAAAAAACAATGACTACTTACAAATCAGCATACAAAACAACAACATTTGTTGAAGATAAAAAAATAAATGTAATACACCACTCAACAAAAATTATTGAGCATGATGTAGAGAACAACACAATCAAATTAAATAATGGTGGTTGGTACTCTAAAACAACCAAAGACAGAATGCACAGTTATTTAATTACAAATGCTAATTTTAGACTTTATCAAAAAAAGGGTAATTGGTTTATTGATCAAGTAGATAAATCTAACGATTACAAAACTATTAAAACAATACCTTATGAAAACAATATGATTTTAAAAGTAGCATAATAAACCAATAGAAAGGATAAAAACAAATGAGCAAAGGCGAAAAATTAATACTACTTGTATCGGGTGAGGTATCAATATCACCCAATTTATTAATGGATGATAGCAACTTTGTTAAACAAGCTAAAAAATTAATAAAACAGAAATTAGATTTTTACACAATAAAAGACAAGCTAGTTGATTGGTGTAATAATAATTATTAATAGAAAGGATAAAAGACAATGATTAAATATATAGCAACAATAAAAGAATGGCGTGATCGTGTATATGGAAATACTTATTTTTCAGCACAAATAGATGATATTGAAAAAGAGGGTAAGCATTATATTCAATTTCAATATGGCTATGGCTCACACGCTGAACATACTTGTAAAGAATTTATAGGTTTAAAAGGTTTTAATTCTGAATTGCCTATAAAATTTATTACAATTCCAAATTGCAAACAAAAAGATGTTAAAGAATGGGGTATTAGAAAATGAATTGGCAAAATAAGATCATTAAAAAAGTTAATGAACAAGCCAAAAAAGAGGGTGTGAGGTGCGACTGTTCGCACCCTTTTTTTCATAGAATAATTGCAATACAAAATAGCAAAGAAAAAACAATAACAAAACACAAAAAACAACAACAAAAGAAAGTGAGACAAAATGACAGATATAAATTTTTATAGTTGCGTGGTAGTTTTATTTTTAATTATAGTATCAATAATAACAGTATAGAAAGGGAAATAACATGGAAACAAAAACAAGTTGGTGGAAACTAACAATAGAAGATTATCCAAACTATAAACCTAATGATGTTGATCTTGAGCATATAGCTGAAATGATTAAGCAAGGTTATGATCAAGGGGAATTAATACAAGAATATGAAAGCGAGGAATAAATGACAACTGAACAAACATGGTTTGGAATAAAATATGAATATAAAACTAAATGGGGTGTAACTAAATGGTGGAGGGTTAAATAATGCCAGATCAAACACTAACAGAAATTAGAGTAGTACAGGAAATAAACAAAGCAAAAAGACATGAACAAAAAAAACAACAAAGAAAAAAGAAAACTGAAATCATAAAAGACTTAGCAAAAAAATTAAATCTTTTTTGTGGTGCGACAGATAGAGCAGCAGACAATGGTTTCAAGTATCTATATATGGATAAGGCAGAAAGATTAATAAAAGATTATGCAGATAAACTTTAAGAAATTTTTTGATGATGATGATTTATTAACTGGTAAAGTTATGCAGCTAATAGAACTAACTCAACAAAATATAAACAACAATAACAACAAACAAAAAGAGGTGAATAAAAATGACACTAAGCAAATACGAAGCATGGGTACAAACAGCTAAATCTGGGGAAGTAATAACCTATTATGACAAAGGTTACCTAGCAAGACAGAGATTCTATGACAATAATCTAAGAGATATTGCTAACTTTTTTATGAGATTAGCAGAGAATAATGTTGTGGAATTATACCAAAAAAGATTGACGCATGGTAATGTTAATCATGATCCAGTCTTTCAATACATAGCAAGAAAAATATAACAACAACAATAACAAAGGAGTAACATGAACGACAATGACATAAACGCAATAGATAGAAAAATAAATCAATCAGCAATAGATAATGTAAAAGGTATTAAAGATTATATAAAACATGGTGCATTGAATAATGAGGATATGAAAGAACATATAACCGATATGATTGAAGGATTTTCTAAAAGAGATTTAGCAAAAGTTTTAAAACTTGTGTTAGATATTGAAGAAAAAAATATAGATCTTGAATAAAAAAATATAACAACAAACAGAAAGGGAAATATGTATATAGATAAATACAAAGTAGAAATAAAAGGTAGCAAGTACCATGAAAAAACTGATAAGAGAATGAAAGATCAAGTGTTAGCTACTTATCAAAGTGATGAGGGTATGAATATTAAATCATTAAAAAATATTCTTGAGGAACTTGCAGATAGCCATAATGCACACCACGATATTACTTTTAATATTGTAATGAAACAATACGATCACGATTAATCTTTATTATCAGAGGGTGTAATATCTGTTACATCCTCTGATACATCAATCAAATCATCTTGAGTATCTTCCCAACTGATAGTCATTTTCTGGTCTATGTTTTGTTTAATAGGTTTGTTATCCGAATAGAGATCAGTTAATTTTCCTGCAACCCATTGAACAAACTTAGCTTTCTCTCTTATCCATAATATCTCATTGGGAGATTCAACTTCTTGATAGTTAAAAACTTGTAGCAGCTTATCAATTAAAGTTTGAACACCTAGTTTTCTTGCTTCAACTATCCTTGTTTCTTTCTCGGGATTTTTTTTCAAGTAATGATAAAACTTCATCAAACTGCATTGAAACTGATTTCCCTTCAGTATTTCTGACAAAGTTTCTCCGTTTATTAATCTTTCTTCTATGGTAAATAGATCGTTCTCTGTTATCAATTCTTGGTTTGGTTTTGGTGTAATAGTATTCTTTGATTTGTTCATCTGTATAGTTCCTAAATTGTATTAGTTTTGATAGTTGTTTTATTCTAGTCTCATCTGTGTAGTTAGCTTTGTTAAACTTATTAAAGTTTTGATACCCATGATACTTACATTTAAAAGTTTTACCATCAGATAGTGGATAACCTTTCATTCTACAAGGTATTTTCTTACCCTCTCTTAACCCAGCACGAGTGAAGCCTTGACAGAATACCTTTCTCATTGGTCGACCTGGCATTATTTATTTGGCTCTCCTTTCCAGTTTAAATTGTTTCGTTTATTGTATTCAACTTTCTCTCTGTATCTTGGGTTAGCTTGTTTTTTTATTTTAGATAATGCAGACAGTATCTTATCACTATTAACATAGGTTGCTTTACTCTCTCTTTCGTTATCTTCCTTTCTTTGAATGGCTAACTTACAGAGATAGACATTAGTTTTATCTTCTTTTAATTCGTTGATAGGGAGCTTAGATAATTCATCTAATATCTTCTCCCTATCCCCTGCAAAACTCTTAACTATTTTACCTATATTATTAATGTATATTGTTTCTTCTAATGTAGTCGTAATACGGCTATCTCGTGTCTGTGACACGGCTATCTGGGAGCGTGAGATAGGTGTCTGACGGCTATCTTGATAAGTGTTTTCTGATCTCAAAAAGATTTCATTTACAATATAAGTTTTACCAGATTTACCTCGAATAGATTTAACAATATTCAAAGTGTTTAAAGTTTGTAAACATTCCTTGATAGTAGTACGGCATAAACCAGTATCTTTATGAATTGTTTCATGCCTTAGTCTTGCTTCATATCCATTTTTTTTCCAGGCGTACTTCATCACAGATAAAAATACATTTAAACAATAAGACTTCTTTACTCCATCCAACTTGTCCAGGTGATGAAAAAGTTTATAAGTTATATGTAAAAATCCTCTACTTACATTCATTATTTATCCTTTCTTTTGGTTGATTTACAATTTAATTTGTGGTGGTCGTGCAAGGATCTCAAAATATGTACCCATTGATCCTCATTCATTAGCTGAAACTCTGTCTTAGAGCTACGTATACGCTTGATACGGAAGGTTAGGCTACTTGGTGTCAATTCTTTGTAAAATACGAGCCAACATGGTATATTTAGGCGTTCAGCGATGATCTTTGAGAGGGTTGTAGCCTTAAATTGTTGACCTTTATCATAGCAAGTCTCAATGATAGCCAAAGGTTCATAACAATATTGACAACACTCAACAGAATCAACATCTATCATGGCAATGCCTTCATATTTTCTATGCCAATCGTTATAATTGCCATTACTAAAAGCGTAGGTATATCTAGCCATTTATAACCTCATTTTTTTTAGGGTAATTTAATAAAGGATATTTTAAATTATTTAAAAAATATTTTTTATCTTTTTTATTACCAACTAAATAAACATATCTATGCTTAGAACTTCTAAAAACTCTTTTTGTTTTATCTCCTAAATGGTGTCTTGGATGTTTACCATTTTTACTTGCCATATCTGTTCTAGGTTTACTCGTTCCTGTAAAGTAAAAGTTAGTTGCTTGATATATAAAACCTACATGATTTTGATTTGTATCAGCATAAGAAACAACTATCTTTGGTTTAGGTAAAAGTTGTAAAGATTTTCCAACTAACATTGATGCTTCATTTTTTTTATTATATTTTAAAACTAATCTATTCAATTCAATTACAAAAGATTTATTTTCTAATCCAGCAATCCCCTTGCATAAACTGGGAGAAGCAGGAGAACCATAACTAACTATACCAACTAATTCATTATTTAAAAATAAACCATAAGCATAAGATATACTAGGCATACGCTTGGCATAATGTATATTTAAAATAAAAGGTTTAGTATCATTATAATTAATTTTTTTTACTTCATATACCATTATTTTTTAATATCCTTATCTCGTTTTCTTTCTCTTCAATCTCTTTCTCAAGCGCAAAAATTATATCAGCTTGTTTTTTAATATATTTCTTGGCTCGTTTTAATTCTTCTTTACAATCAGTCTCATCAAAGATTCCAGAATAAGTCATTTCTCATATATTATTTTTTTAACTACTGATCTAGGATAAGCAGTTATGTTTCCAATAGATAACTTATCCTCATCATAAAAAAATG